GTCATATGCAGCTGTAACACCTGCACAGAGACGCTCGTAGAGCGCCTCGAGTCCTTCATGGACCATTTCCTTGTCAAGGTCGCCATAGACATTCTGGACGAACGTTGCAACGTCTTCGCCAGGCACGACAGGAATCATCATCTCTTGTTCTTCCATAGCATAACCTTCCATGTCGCCATACATGTCTTTTAGACTTTTGACCATGTTCATCGGTTCAGCAGGCGTCGGTGTGAGCGAAGCTTCACCGATCGGCCAGCGTGTGATCTCGTATCGACCATCAGACATCTTCTTGCGCTCGACCATGTGACCTGTGGCGCCGGACGAATATCCGAGCTTGCCAGACTTCGCGAGTTCCTGAATCATCTTCTGATACTGATCAGCCATCTCCACCTGGCTCTCATACCAGAGACCCTTGTCGTCCATGGTGATGAAGCCGGTTCCGATGCGTGACTTCCCGACCTGTTTGTCCTGGCCGTGATGGTAATACAGGTTCATCGGCACACGCTCGCCAGACTTCATCGGTCGACCGAAGTCAGTCGCCGCTGTGAAGTAGTCGCCCTCGAGGTCGGCGCCGCCGAAGCGCACCAGGTAACCACGCACACGACCGTTATCATCTGCTTTGATTGCATCACCGAAGGATACCAAAGTCTGCATCATAACTCCTTGACCGGCACGACCACGGCCTGTGGTCCCCACTCATTATTCGGCACCACTTTGCCAAATGCACTGAGAGGTGTGCCTGTCTCCCACAAACGATACCGCGAAGGCCCTAAGACCTGCCGACGCTCCGCTTCACTCAACATCCTGAACTGCTCTTCCTTGTCCGGCATCTCTTCCGGTTCATCGAAACTGCCTGGCGGCAGTCCTGCGAGTTCAGCGTATGTCGGGCAGATTGGAATGACAGTACATCTACAGTTTGGATGCGAAGGTACAACATCTGCAACAGGATTCGGATCGCCGTGCAGTGACCAGCACACAGGACAGACATTGACGTCACCCGCTGAGATGCGACGCCAGCCACGCACAATGCTCAGGTTCGCCTCGAAGGTCTGTCGCTGTGCTTCTCTGTTGGCACGAATCATCTCTGTTCGTGCGATGGTAGCAGCTCGTGAAGGAGCGAGAGTTTCGTACGTCCTCGACATCCTTCGTGCGACCTGGAGCGGATTGAGACCCTGCGCGATGCCGATCGTGACGTGATCGAGCGCGAAAGGTCCTATCGCTTCGAACAGCAGACCGAGCGGTGAGCCGTCAGCCGCGAAGCCGACGACGTTGGTTATCGCTTCGACAGGGAGCCGATTCCACATCAGATCAGCGGTGAGCGACACCGACGAAGGAACACCCGCGACTGCTCGCACGAGATCCTCCTGAATGTCCAGCGACAGCTGTATGGCGCGTCGTTGTCCGTTCGTGGCGATGTCGGTCGCCTGTGGCGCAAAGAGTGCGACCTGTTCGGCCATCTGCACATTGAGCGCCTCGAGGCGGAGCATGTACTCCGAGAGACCACTGATGTCCTCACCTGCTGCCTGTGCTTCCTCGATGGCGGCTGTCACTGCTTCGAGGCGCTTTAGATTGTCAGCCTGGAGCACACCGTACGTCCTGCTCATCTCAGATAGAGCAGCGTTCTCACGGTATCGAAGTTTATTCCGATACGACTCGTTGACTTGATAGATATCAGGCATCGGTGTCAGTCAACTCGTATCCGTAGTATGGATGGTACGACTTCCCGTTTTCCTTCGGCGCCATCTTTTTGAGGATCTCTTTGCGCGCAGCTGTAGCCCAGCGATATCCAGCATCGCCACCCCATGCAGCCCATGCCACGCGACCAGCGGACGGATAACCATCCTCACCTGGTCGGAAACCTTCGGCCTGCTTGTCTACTTCGTGACGTCGAAAGAAACTGTACATGCGAAGGACAGTCGACTCACTGAGCTTCTCGCCATTGATGATCTGGTTCGCCCTGGCCCATGCGACAGCGGTTCCGCCATCACGACCAGCATCACGCCATTCGATGGCGCGCTGTGCTTCCTCCTTCATTTCTTTGGAGGGAAAGAACTTCAGTCCTGACTCAGATGCATCGTCGAATGCCTTCGTCTCTTCCTGGCGCACTGTGACAGGCAACAGGCCGAGGTGCTGGATAGAGTTCAGACCGACAGCCTGGAGTGCCGCTTCTGGTTCAAAACCAGCACGAATCAAAGCACCAGCAGCGCCGACCAGCTTCGCAGTTTCATCGGCAGTTCGAGCTGTCGAGACTGGCGCTGCATCCGGAAGCAGAAGTTCCTGCGCGCCGATCTGGACAGGGACCGCTGTCGGATGGTAATAACCTTCGTCATCATCCGAAGGCGTCACACCAGCGACACGCTTGGCTGTTGCAAGGTCCACGATGCCACTCTTGTATAGTCGCTCCGCTCTCTCTGCGTCCTCATTGAGGTCAGCCTGAAGTGACGGAACATTCGCCACATCGAACTCGAGGTAATCGCCTGGTTGCGTTTCTTCGTAGTCTGGGAGCAGCGCGATGGTCAGCGCTTCGGACATCTGGCGCATCAACGGGATCATGCCATCAGTCCAAGCAGATCGCGTTGCTTGCTCGAGGTTGGAGTATGTTGCGCGCTCGAGGCCGCTACCGAGTTGAAGGACCAGCGGATTGAGACCGAGAGCTGCACACACGCGCTCCTCCGGTTTGCGTCGGATCTCATCGAAGGCCATCTCACTTGGTTTGTGGCTGACCTGCTCGACCTTGAATGGTCCAGTCATCACCAACACGCTGCCGGCATTGTCGCCTGTAAAGTCCTGCTGTAGTTTTCGCTTCGTCTGACGTGCATCGTCTTCGCTGAGGTCTTCGACGCCGCCCTTGTAGTCTGGTCCGACCATGATGCTTGGCATGCCGCCATTCCGGACCATCCCGAATGCAGCTGATGCAGCGACGTTGTCGGTGGCGATCTCACGAAGCACGGACGTGACAGGAGAGCGCCCGAAGCGACTATCCTGCGGATCTCGACCATAGCGGATGTGAATCAAGTCCTCGAGCGCGATGTCGTACGAAGTGCCATCGACGGTGTACTGGTACTTAATGAGCGGATTGACCTTGTTACCCACAGGTCTCATCATGTCAGCCGCTAGGTATTGCAAACCAACGACACGACCAGACACGCGGACCTTGCGGAAGTACGCGTTTCCGAGCAGCTGGTAGTCTGGAAGAATCCACGACCACACGAGCGAAGGCGGAACGTTCGGTGTTGGCTGCGCGAGCAACTGCAAGATCGGATGATCTGCGACTGTCTCGACCTGTCCATCTGGCATCGGTCGACGAACGACAGGGACACCCTGGCTCCAGTTTCGAATGTACCAGTCCATACCGATCGCGACGATCGAGTTCAGCATCAGGTCGCCAGCCTGTGAGCGCCAGTTAAAACTCGAGCCTGGAAGGTTACGTGTCAGCAGGGACCAAAAGTCGCCGTTCCCAGTGCCAGTGAAATAGGACGTCTGTCGCTGAATCAGCGGCGGCGGAAGCAGCGCGGACGGTGATGCGGTTGCTTTTCCGAGAAGTTTGTCAAAGAGTCCCATATGACTATTGTGTTCCTATCATGTGCTAGACTGCACCCCACCCACCGCCACGGCCCACGAGCTCGTCGTACGCGTCGGTGAGAGCATCGACGATGTCATCATTCTTCCCCAGGGGAAACACTCGCATCTCATCGAGTAGTGTACGGTTCCAGTCAGCTGCGACCATGTAGACATTGCCGCCAGCGACCTGCGACGCGAACGGTTCAGCGCGCACATCCTTCGATCCGGTCACAGGCAGGACTGTCACAGCACTACCATGCAACAGCCGAAGCATGTGCATCGCTTGACTCTTGCCAGCCTGGCCCGGGTCCTGCGGTAGTCGGATCCTGATGCCACGGCCATCGAGAGCAGCTGTCTGCTTTATAACTTTATCGCGCTGGTCGGTGTCATACTGGCCACGCACCAGATCGAGAATCCAGATGCGACCATCAGCATCACGTCCCATTTTGACGCCGACCGTGAAGTCACCACTTCCAGCTGTCGCTGCAAGGTCCCAGGCGCGGGACATCTTCGTGAGGTTCGGCGTGGCATGCTCGATGGTGATCCGGTCCGACTTGAAGAAACTTCCCTCGCGTGGTGTTGGATGTTGCTGGTACAAAGCGCTCCACCCGTAGTCGCCGCTGTTGGCAACCATCACCTCTTTGATGCGTCCGAGTTCCTTGACGTCGTAGCGTTCAGGCCAGAGAGCTTCGCCAGGCATTCGACCGATCTGGTCCTTCTCCTCCGCGATTGCCGGCAGGTTCAGCACGGTCCATCGATGAGGTTCCGAACTGATTGCGCGAGCGGTGATGTCGTCGTGATGCCACCTGGTCGAGACGATGATGAGAGCGCCCTTCGGTTCGAGCCTCGTGTATAGATCGTCGGTGTACCAGTCCCAGGCCTTGTCGCGGTATAGGGAGGACTCGGCATCCTCGCGACTCCTGATCGGGTCATCGATGATGATGCGCTTGAAGCCGACGCCGGTCGGAGGACTGCCTACACCACGGGCCATGAAGGTCCCCCCCTCCGGCAGTGACCACTCATCCTGTGCCGCGTTGTCTTTTGACAGTTTAGTCCTGGACGAAACGATCTGGCGCGACTTACGGGAGAAGCGCCTCGCGATGCGCTCATTGTAGCCAGTGACCAACACATTCGCGCTTGGATCTCGCTCGATGCAATAGGCGCCATAGCGCACGGTCACTGTCTCAGTCTTACCGTGGCGCGGTGGCATGTGAATCGCGAGTCTGTCGATCTCACCACGCTCCACAGCGTCAAGGTGTGAAGCGATGGCGATGAGATGCCGAGCGGTAAAGGACCAACCATTCGGCAAAGTCTCTCGAAGGTAGTCGAGATAACAGACAGCCGTCTGCGCGCTAGTTGTTGTCCTGGCTTGGTTCGGCTGCGGCGGAGAGAAGTTGTATCGAGAAGTTCGCAATGCGCTCATGGAGAGCTGCAATTTGGGCAGCTGATTGGCCATTGATGTAACGCTCACTCTGCGCTGTACGTGCTATCGCCTGTAGCGCCTTCAGGCTGTCCTCGAGCACTGATGTCAGAAGATCATCGAGAGACTTTGTCGGGAGAATCGTCGTGGTGATGTCATGTCGACTCTGTTCGACAGGAGTCGTCATTCTGTCCCTGATCGAGATGATGGTCGTGCGTGGTAATCCACACGACCGTGCAATGACCGAAGGACTTTGACCAGCGATCAAAGCCGATTCGACCTGTGCGAGAATCTCTGGTTCTGTTGTATTACCTCTTGCCATGATCCTATTCTGTCCCATCCTGGCGCACTCTGCGCCTGTAGTGCAGCTGTCCGTGGCATAAGTAGCACAGGACCTGCACATCCTCCATCAGCTCACCACCGAGTCTGATGTAGGTAATGTGATGCACATCGAGCTTGTAGCCGTCGTCCTGTCGACGGCCACACTGCTCGCATGTTCTACCTGACCGATCAAGCGCCTTCGTGCGAATGTCCTGCCAGCGCTGACTCCGCATGTACTTGCGACGGTAGTCGCGCCATGCCTCATCGACCTGGTCGCCGGATGCTCCGATGGCCTTGAGCAGACTGTAGGTGTTGGACCATGGCTTTGCCATGATGCTCCTTACGATGTTGTCCGTGTCCATGTGATCTCATCCTTGACCGGGTGATCTTCGCCCCACATCCAGTCAGTCGC